TTTTATAGCAGCGTAGAACTTTAAAGCATTTCCGCCCTCAGGTGTATATTGGGGCTCGTATCCAAACCCACCGCCGCCCATTACAGAATAACGTTGGCTAGTTATGAAGAGCGCCGTATTGGTATCTTTTAAAGGTTTTTTAACTTTGTTGAGCATTTGCTTGACAAGTCGCGCTCGCAAGCCAGGATTACTTTCGCCAACCTCGCCGTTAATTTCTCTTTGCGGGACTAGCCCGCCGATACTATCAATAACAATTCCAGCAAATTCTCCGCTACGAATTAATTGCTCTAGCATCTCTGCGCCCTGTTCGCCATAATCGGGCTGGATTTGCCAGAAATTATTATCTACATCTACACCTAGTTTTTGAAGATATTCACGATCCATCTTGAACTCTGTATCGATCACGGCTACTTTTTTCCCTAGTTTTTGAGCATTCGCCATGAAGTGACCCGCTAGGGTTGTTTTGCCTGTACCTTCTTGCCCCCACACAGAGGAGATCATACCTCTAGGCCAGCCGCACAATTTACCATATGGCCCTAGCATTAAATCTAGGGTCACGCTTCCGCTTGAGATATACTCTATATTAGGATATTCTTGATCCGGCCCGTGGATCACGCTATCGCTAGGTTTGAATTTTTTTAGGCGTTTATAAATATCCTCATTACTCATCCAGTTTGTCCTTTGCTTTTTGTATGTTTGCAATATCTTTGTGCATTCCCACTTGAATATACTTGCGTATTAGTTGAGATCGATTTGTCCCTATAAACTCTGCCAACATATCGAGTGCCTTTATTGTGCTTTCTTCCAAGCGCACCGGTGCTACTTTTTTCCCCATGCTTCTATCTCCTTCCAAAATAAGTGCTTTTTAGGAATTGACCACGTATTATGACCTTCCCATTGTAATTCAAATTTATCTAATTGCGGACAATCAAATGGTATTGATTTACGATCATATTGTGTTTTTAATTTTGACAATAGGCGATATGGGAACAACCAAGTTTTGCGAGGATATTTTTTATGTCGTATATCTTTCCCGATTCCATACCACAGCCACATCAAGTAATCATCTTGTTTCTCCTCGGCCCACTTAACCTGGGCATCACGAATAGCATCAAATGGAATACGTGTTCTGCCATATTTTAATTCTATTGCTACCCACGCCATATCCCTTTTGTTCCATCTAGGAATAGCAACACGGACATCGAACGTCCCGCGCTTGGCATTGGGATAAACCAAAGTACCACAATTAGGACAAATTGTGGCATCTTGGGTGACCTCAGAATACCAACCATATCTCTCTATTGTTCTACTGCACTCTGTTGTAATATATGCTTCGTTCATTTTACCAATTGTACTCAGGGTCTAATTGGGCAATTTCCTCAATATGGCTTTTACCTTGATATGTTTTCCCATCAATTACTGCTTGCCCGCGATGAATCAAAACAAATTGTAACGTATGATATTTAATACCCTGTTGCCTTAGATTCGTATTATACTCCATGAATCCAAATCCCTTTTGCCAATTCTGACGCAGCTTGGTTCCTGGCACACGTCCGTCTAGATGACACATACAACCAAAGGTGGCTGCGAATTTCGGCGTATAAGAGTTACGCCCCCATTGAGTGTCATGTACCATCTCAACACGATGGTTGTGCCCAGCGACCTTAGACTCAGACCCCTCGTCTAACAGGGCCCTCGCGCTAGCACCAGGATTTTTGCGGGCCGTATCACCATGCCTGCCGTTGATATCCTCTGCCATCCAACCAGCGGAATCCTTTTCATCTTCTGCCCATTCAACCCCAATTTTATCTAGGGCTAGCAAAAAAGGAATAGAAAAGGCATCATAACCATCCAACATATCAACCCGCTTGATACCAGACGCCGCTTCGAAGTGATCATAAATAGCACGCTGTACACGATCCTCATGATTACCTTTGTGCAAAATAATACGCGCTTCTGGGCAGGCGTTGCGTAAAGCCAACAGCCAATAGTGGGCCTCAAGCAGTGAGGGCATAGTGGTTTGTATGAATTCTGGTTTTTTAGTATATGTACCCCACTCTGGTAGATCTAATAAGTCCCCGACTACATCAATACGATCTGGCTGTTTTTCTTTTGCCGCCTGCACTGCAATGCTCAGCGCCTCGCGGTCATGAAACGGCTTTAATTTGGCATTTTTAACATTCTTAAGAAACCCAAAATGAGGATCACTAATCACCATAGATAAGATATTGCCATCAAGCGGTTGCGGTTTCTTTATATCCGAATAAACAAAATCAGGATTGATGGGCTGTACAACTGGGAATTCAAGCTCTGGCTCTTTAGCCCGGAAATAGACCTTGATTTGCCAGTTGTGCACTTGAAGAGGCATTTTGTCGGGCCCCTTCATGGTAGTTGTCCAGGTATTGAAAATGGCTCTAGTTCTAGTCCACCTTTCGAGATCTACATTGCAGGCTTCAATTAACTGCTCTTCTGTTTTAATTGCATTATCTGCGGTAATTGCATATGCGATATTGTTATTACGTTGCACAAAACGGGTTTCGCCATCTTCTAATGTATCAGGCTCTTCGCCTGGCGCATAAGTCAGATCAATGCGTCGTCGCTTGCTGCGTACTGCTTGCTTGCTTACACTTTGTCCTGTAAGTTCTTCTAAATTTTCTGCAATTTGTCTATCGCTGATATCCTCCCAATTGTTACGTAAATACTCTTCCGCGGTAACCCCTAGGCCGTCTATTGTTTCATTCCACCAGCTACTCATTCTCACCCCAATTCATATACATATTGAACGGGCTACTTGAATAGTCGTATCCATATATTTTTTCAAGTAACCTAAACATCTCGGCTGTATGTTCTCTAATGCCTTGAATCTCATTATGACATTCCCGGCATATAGAGATTGCATTCTTAGGCTGCAAACAGCGCGGCAGATCAGGAGTCGCCCAATGTGATTTTGAAATTAGTTCGTGGACTTCCCAGGCGTAGCGCTTTTTATTGAACAAATGCAAACAACGAAAACATAAGCCGCGATCTCGGTTAAAAACTCTGACATCCAAATCTTCTTTTAACGCTTTAACTATTTTCTTTCGTTTTCCCATGATTAGATTATATCATAAAAGTGTGTAAAAGCAATGGTTTTACGGTTATATGTATTACATCTTGCAAATTTATATTTAGACAAATTGTTTAACCTTTACGGTAGTCTATTTAATATATTATGATATGTATAATCTTACAACGAATGGAGACTAAATGGCCGCACCGATTAAACCATTAACAGAAAAACAATTAGCCGTATTAGAAGAAATGGTAGCGCGTGGTGGCACTTTATTGGCCGGAGATGCATCTGATGTAGCAGAAGCCTGCGATTGTAGTGAATCATATATATATCACTTAATGCGCGGGAATACTGATACCGCGAGGCGCTTTCAAAAAAAACTAAATGAAAGATTACAGCGTGTACCATTAGCTAACCCAGTACGGCAAGTCGCCTATTTGCAAACCATGCTTGAAGAGCGCATGGAGCGCAGGCGAATGGCCGGACAACCTCTTACTGATAAAGACCCTGCGGATTTAATTAAAATCGCACATAGTATTACTAAGCCTTCTGCGGGCACCAATGTTAATATCTCTCAAACTAACGTAGACGCCAAACAAATATTTGATTTGTCAGATTTGTCTGATAATGATTTACGTATTATGGTACAGCGCGTACAAGATGCATTAAGTCAGGGGCATGGCATTGGTGACATTATTGATGTCGAGGCATTGCCAGTAGAGGATGCTGATGCAGAGTAATGAATACGAAGAAAAAATAGCACGGCAATTACTCCAAGACCTAAAATCTGAAATAGAAAGACGCACGTCCGATAAGGCCCTAGTAGAACCGCAAGACAATGATGAACTACATACTTGGATTCGTGATGTTTTGGGTTTCGATATGGTGCGCGAACCAACTACCGAGGGACACAAAACACCGTTTCAATTCATTGCAGATGCCTTTTTCGGGCGCACCGGTTTAATTCTAGTCCGCGGTTGCCGCGGCGGTGGTAAGACTTTATCTTTAGCGATCTTAGAAGTTTTGCTAACGGTCTTTAAAAAGAAAATAAGTATTGTATACATCGGGGGAACCGAGGGGCAATCCAGAGACGGATATGCCTACTATGCTGGCGATCCAGGCTCTGATGGCATCTCTGGCATGATTCATAAGCCATATTTTAGCAAGTTGTTAGGTGATGAGCCGAAAGTAAGTAAAACTGTATTAACGAACCAAAGTAAATTAGAGATTCGAACCGGCGGTTCTATTCGTTCTGTATCTGGCCCACACCCACAAGTACTTCTAGCTGATGAGATTGACCATATGGACAAGCTAGTATTGGATACTGCTTTACAGATGCCTATGTCAAAGAATGGTTATGAATCTCTCATCGTCATGGCTTCTAGTCAATATCATTCTACCGGTACAATGCAAGATATGATCGATGATGCCGAAGAAAAAGGTATTGCTATTTATGAATTTGATATTTTCGATGTCATGCAATCTTGTGGATACGAATATCCAACAGAATGTGAAAAGTGCCCCTTATATAAATGGAACAACCCCTATACAGGGAAAGAAGAGGAGCTTTGTAAAGGGCGCGGCGCGGAAGCAAACGGACATTATAGTTATCGCGATGTAGTAACAAAATTTTTAACTACAAGCGCAGATAACTTTGCTTTACAATATCTTTTATTAACTGGGTCTAAACAAGGATTAGTGTATCCGCAATACAGCGATGACAATCGCAGAACATTTCCCCCAGAGGATGCCGAGGATCTTTCGAAGTGGAGTTGTTATGCTGGAGTTGACCAGCGGAGTAGGGGGCGCATTGTTGTAATTGCTGAGCGCCCGCCGCGTGTATATAACGGAGAGGAAATTATTGAGCGTTGGGCTATTGCCGAATGGCATAATAACAGCAGTACGCCCAATAAGCTCATTCAGGCAGCGCAAAGACTTAAATACCAAATGCTTGAGGAGTTTGGTTTGCATTTAAACGTTTTCTGGGCTGAGAAGGCAGCGGAAGATTTAATGAGCGATTGGCCCAGGGATCTGCATGGGAAAACCATTCCTAAGGAAGTTTATAATGTTGCTTATGGGTTAGGTGTTATTCGCGATTTAATTAGAAATAACGCCGGAGTTTCACAGCTGTTCATTGATCCAGAGCGCTGCCCGATGTTAGATAATGTTATATCGAATGTATACCAATGTAAACAAATTAAGGGGGTATATGATCACGATAGGCCGGCCAACAAAGGGGGAGACTTTGCCGATGCTTTGCGTTATGCCATCGTTGGCGGAAGACAAAAATTCAGTACATTGCCGAATCCAGACAGACAAATGTCTGGTACCGGTGGATGGCGCAATTATTCAAATATAAGTAATAAATGGAACCCACATAGATAGGAGATTCAAAGATGGAAAATACACCTACACTTATTGAGTTTTTAACATTTCTTTCAGCGGGCGGCGGGCTAGCATTTTTATTGGAGCGTGTCCGAAAATTCGAGAAATTAAGTTCTCAGGCTAAGATATATATTACTGTTGGCTTGATGGTTGGACTGCCGGTCTTAGCGCAGTTAGTATTGGGTGTTGTACCCAAAGATATATTAGTAGAGCTAACTCCTTACTTCCGCTCATTATATACCGGCTTGAAAATTGGATTATCAATTTATCTAGGATCTCAGGTTGCGCACAAATTCGATAAAGCCGAATAATAGCAGGGGGTGGTAAATTACTACCACCCCTCTGAGGAGCAACATGGTACAAAAGATTAAAGCAGCGAGAGAGCTCGGATACACCGGTCTAGACGAATGGCATGGTAGAGTATCTGAGCAATGGATCAATGATTTACGCACCAGCGCGAAACGCGTACAAACCTATGATGAAATGGCGCGCATGGATTCAACTGGTGCGGCAGTTTTGCAAACCACATCTATCTTTTTGCGTGGCGCTGATATCCACGTTACGCCGGCTAGCCAAGACGATGAAGATATAGAGATTGCTGATTTTATTGAGCACTGTCTTAATGATATGTCGAAATCATGGCAAGAGGTCATGGGGGATATTGTTCACTTCTTGACCTATGGTTTCTTCGATGTTGAAATTGTTTATAAAGAGCGCAATGACGGCAAGATTGGATGGAAGAAGTGGGCCCCAAGACACCCCGTAACGCTTGATCGTTGGATTTTTGATGAAAATGGTGGATTGCAAGGAATGCGACAACGCACCGACAGAGGTGATGTTGAGATCCCCATTGAAAAATTATTACACTTTACAACTACCGGTGTAGGAAAGAACAATCCTGAAGGGCGCAGTATTTTCGAGGGCGCATATGCACCCTGGTTTTTTATTAAAAATTTATCTATTCAAGAAGCGATTGTATGCGAGCGAATGGCCGGTACGCCCGTTATGAAATTGCCCCCAGATGTAGATGAGGATGATCCTGGTTACGCAGCAGCAGAAAAGGTAGTACGAAATATCAAGCTAGGCGATGATATGGGCCTAGTTGAACCTGACGGATATGAATTTCGGTATGAAATGCCCAACGGTAGAATGCCGGTTGATATTGGAAAGGTTATTGAGCGCCACCAAAAAGAATTTGCCACTGTTGTTCTGATGGATTTCATTTTGCTGGGCGGTGGGGATGCTGGATCTCACGCTATGGTCAAGGATAAAAGTGCCCTTTATGTCAAAGGACTAAATACATATTTATCCATCATCGCAGCAATTATTAATCAACATGCCATTCCGAGACTTTTAGCTCTTAATGGTATTGAACCTGAAGATGGTGCATTCCCCAAAGTTTATTTTGATCAAATCACCAAAATTGATGTAGGCGATTATGCCGAAGTTATTCGCAAATTATTCGATTCTGGCGCTGTCACTTATGATATGGACACAGAAAACGAAGTGCGCCGTAAAATTGGATTGCACGAAATCGATGAGCCGGGCATCATGATGAAAGCAAACATGGCGGCTAATCGTAATCCTGATTTGAAAAAAGATAAGCAGGAATCTCAAGACGAAAAACAAGAACCCCAAGATGAAAAACAAGAATCTAAAAATGAGGAGAAATACGAATTTGCCGAAGTTTTAGATCGTAGTAATGCAGATGACTTTGCAGATTATGTAGCTATGTTATTGATTCAGCGCTATGATAAAATCACTAAAGACCTTCCTGCTGTCCTGGCCCGTGCCGAACAATCAGAAATAGCAGATATTTTATCTGAGCATGGCTACCGTGTTGCCGAAGAATTGTTAGATGAAATTTATGAAAGTACGTTTAACGCATGGCGCGCTACTACCGGAGAACGTCCCAATGCAGATGCCTTAGTGGTTATTGTATCTATGCTGACAGAGCAACGAGATCGCTTGCGAAATCACTTGCGCCCTGATTTTGAACGTAAAGTCTTAGAGGCAAAACAAAAAGCAACCCAACAATCCATGCCTCTATATGCGGCAGAAGCCCTAATTGAATCAGCCATTGCTGCTTTTAGATATCGAGTATCCTTATATGCTAGTGCCATTTTCCAAATTCATGCCAACCATGCACATGCCTATAAATCATATACAAACATTAAGGCCCGTTATCCAAATGCAGATGTAATTATGGACTGGGACAGTGGTTTGTTAGAGGGGGATTTGGTCGGGCGTTATGTGGGGCCTGATGATAAAGTTACCTGTGAGGATTGCGATCATGAGTTGTCATTGGGTTGGCATAAAAATCCTGCTCCAATTGGCAGCTTGCGTTGTGGCCCCAATTGCCGTCACAGTATAGAGTGGAAATATCGTTCACGGGTGTTTTAATGAAAGATTATGAAAGACTTGAAATTATTGGATTATTAATTTATTTCGCCTTTATAGCGGCGGCTATTGTTGCAGTTATGTTGGGAGTAATTTAATGAAAAACATGAACATCGTTAATATGGGAACAGTACAAAAATGGATTGACCGCTATGGCCCGCTGGCTCGCTTTTTAGACCATACAAACGGCTACGGAAGATTTATTATCAAGCTGCATGGGCGTAGATGTGTGAGCGTTGCGCCAGTTGACGACGATGAAAAATTCGGAACAGCACAAACGCATATTATCAACCTTAAAAAACAGGAATAACAATGGCAAATTATACTAAACCGTGGGAACCAGTACGACAATCGGATGTTTTAGAATTAGTCGGTGCAGATGAAACCGTTGCCCAAAATCAACTCTCTGAAGCCGTGTCATTTGCCCCTGCGTCAATAGGTAGCGGGAGCGGAAATTTAACATCGTTTGTTTTTATTAGCTCTGGGGGAGATGTCCTTACTCCTGCTGGGCAATTGTTAATTTTCTCCGCAGATCCTGGACATAGCACTGGAGATGATGGCAGTGGTATATCTGCCGCAGAATGGGAAAATTTAATTGGTGTTGTAGATGTAGCAGCAGCAGATTGGTCTAGTGAAGATAATGCCGCTTATCTCGCTATCGATGATCAAATTATACCATTTCACGCAGTAAGTAATTTATATCTAGTATGGCGTTTAACTAGTGCAACTAGTATCAACAGTGATGCCGCTGATGATGAATTATTGAAAGTGAATATACACTATACACGAGATAGCTAAGTGTAACTTTGCGATTAGATGCTATTTTCTTTATACTTATTAACACAATATAATTTGTGACTAAGGAGCATGTATGCCTTATAACAGTTTGAAAGAAGCCAACAATGCAATAAAGGGAATTGAGCCTTCTGTAACTCTTAGACAGGCGAATCTTATTGCTAAATGGGCCGATGAAATGAGCAAATCTAACGAAGAATCAAAGGCTTGGGCGATGGCTATTGCTCAATTTAAAAAACTCTTTACTGTTAAAAATGATCGATGGGTACGCGATACATCCAATATGAGCGAACCAGTAGATATTTTAATTCCATTTGAAGAAATGTCCGATGACGGTTGGCGATTGTATATGCCGTTTAAATCTATTCATCATATGGGCAGTAAGGTAGATTTTGATTTTGGGCGTGGCGAAGAAATGGTTTCCAACTTCCAGGCGGGTGTACCAGATTATCCTCTCCCCATCAACGAGCGCCATGACGACAGCGCAGGGATTTATGGCAACATTGCCAATATGCGCCTGTCTGAGCGCGGAGTTGAATGGCTCCCAAACTTTCGTGAGGGGGCAGTAGAGGCGCTTAAAAAGAAAGGGTATAGATACGCTTCGCCGGAAGTTATGTTTTCAGGATATACAGGGGTATATGATGGTCAAGAATACAATAATGTCGCGCTGGGCATGGCAATTACACCACGTCCACGGTTGGGCGCTGACACCTTAGTATTTTCAGACGGTCAATTTACTTCCCTTGATGATTATGAGAAAAATTTAGATGATAAGGAGAATGGAATGGAAGACGTACAAGAAGAACAAACCCAATTCCGAAAAATTCTCAATGATCTTACCGCTAAACTCGATACGCTTTTAAATCATACTTCTCTAGAGGAAGAAGAATTAGAAGATGCCGAAGAAGTTGAGTTGGAAGATAATATTGAGGAAGAGGCGGAACTAGAAGAAGCGCAAGAAGATGAAAATCTTGAATTAAAAGCACTAGCTGATGAGCTAGAAAATAAACTGCGCGAAGAATTTAGTGAAGCCCTAGAAGAGCGTGAAGCAGAAATTACAGAGCTTTCAGACCAACTCGAAGAAGAAAAAGCCAGAAATGCAAAATTATCAAAGCAATATGCAGAAGCAGAGCGCAAGCAACGTCTCAATGAATTTGCTGATCAGGTTGAAGAGTGGCCCGGCATTATAGTGGACACTCATGATTTTGCAGAAACTATGATGTGGCTGCATGATAATAATGAGCAACATTATAAGCGCGTAACGCAAGTAATTACTGCTTTGCACAATCAAAAAAATATGGCTAATCTTTTTGCCGAGTTCGGCACAGAAAGCTATGGCAATGATCCAGTGAGCCGCTTCGAAAACGCAGTCATGTCCAAAGTCAACGAAGGTATGAATTATGATGAGGCCATGCAAGCCGTAAGAAAAGAGCACCCTGGATGGTACAAAGAGTATGATAAAGAAGCAACTAAACCAATTTCAAGATAAGGAGTATGTAAATGGGTAAGCAATATGGCGGAGTAGATATTTCAATGGAAGCTGGCGAGGACATGTCTTCCTCACAATACTACATGGTTGATGTCAGCGCCGCAGATAAAGTCGATCTAGTAGATGCCGCAACGGACGCCCCAATTGGTGTTCTACAAAATGCGCCAGAGTCTGGACAGGCCGCGCTAGTGCGCATAACAGGGCACACAAAAGTTGTTGTCGGCGCGCCAGTGTCAGTAAATGATAAGGTTATGCCCGATGCAAGCGGACGTGCAGTTACAGCCACTCCGGGTTCGGACACAACCAAATATATTGTTGGCACAGTTACCAAAGCTGCCGATGCCGCTGGCGAAATCGCTGAGATTGTTCTACAACTTAGTGGCCGCGCTGCATAGTCTACATATAAAATATAGTAAGGAGTTATTATGCCTGTTTTAATGCCATCCTCAAGTGATGTACATGTAAATAAAATGCTAACCGGCGTTTCAGTCGGTTATATGAATGACACTTACATTGCTGATGATATTTTCCCAATAGTGTATGTGAATAAACAAACTGATATTATCCCCGCGTTAGAAAAGAGTCATTTCTTCCGCGATGAAGCTGCAATGTTGGGCGAGACTGGCGTAGCCCCCTTCGTCGGTTATGATGTTGACACATCAGATACTTACCACTGCGTTCGCTACGGCGCACGCCACTTCATCAGTGATGACCGCAGAATTAACGAAGACGACCCCTTTGACGCGGATCGTGAAGCCACGATGCTTGTTACTGATAAGTTGCAATTGCGCAGAGAGCGCCAATTTGTTACTGACTTTTGGAGCACCGGCGTATGGGGTACAGATAAGGTCGGTGGCACAGACTTCACAAAATGGTCTGATGCTGGTTCTTCAAGCCCCATCGAAGATATTCGCACCTATAAGCGCACCATCCGACGCAGCATCTCCAAAGATCCTAACACATTAGTGCTGGGCGATCTTGTGTATGACGCCCTAATGGAACACCCAGACATTATTGGTCGCATTGCAGTGACTCAAATGGGTGTTGCTAATGAAGATTTACTAGCCACCTTGTTCGGTGTAGAAAAAATCTTAGTGGGTCGTTCTATTTATACAAGCGACAACGAAGGCACATCTGAATCTTCGGTTACTTATTCCGCTAGCTGGGATGACGACGCACTATTACTTTATCTCCCCCAACGCCCAAGCATTTGGACACCAGCAGCCGGTTATACTTTCGTCTGGCAAACCAACATCGACGGAAACACTGGCCCACAATGGATTCGCAAGTACCGTGACGAAGAGCGCGGCGGCGATGTAATTGAGGCCCGCAGCTACTTTGATCAAAAAGCCCTTGTAACAGATGCTGGGCTGTTCTTATCCGACGCAGCTGACTAGGAGAAATAATTAAATGAGTCATCAGGTAGTTGCTAAGAGATCCTTTGGATATGCTGGGCAAAAACGAGTGCCGGGTGAGGTGTTTCGGCTGAGAGGAATGCGCAATGATGGGCGCATCCGCGAGGTAGGCCTAGTCCGTGATTACAATGATAAAAGTACTCTAGAATGTGGTGAGTGTGGCGCGGAGTTTTTAACTGAGGCTGCGCGCCACCTACACTACGAAAGAGTACATAAGGAGTAAATATGGGAGCAAGATTTGGGAATAAAACAAGAGGCAAACAATATTTAACCGGCGATATTGAATTGCTTGGCGATATCGTCAAGGCCGGTGGGGATGCTTCTAGTAGTCTCTTGCGTGTTAGTCGCGCTTCGGTAACGTATGAAGATACGACTGCAACTGAACTTTTCGATCTCCCCGCAAATGCTATTTTAGTTGCTTTATATGTTGACGTACAAACAGCCTTTAATGATGGTACGGCAGCAGTTCTTGATATCGGTAACGGCACAACAGCCAATGCTTATATTAACGACTTAGACGTTTCCTCAACAGGCCAAACCGCGACTGGATGGTCTAATCTAGGTAGCGTAGGAACAAGCCCGATTACCATGCAGGCAACATATACGGGCACAAACGAAGATGCGGACGCGGGAGAAGCATTAGTGTACGCATTATGGATCAACGCGTTGTAATATTTTAAACAATATGAAAGGATATTTCTATGAAAATCACCGTAACAAACCGCGAACTTTTGCAGGCCCAACCAACGATTTCTACTATTATGCAGGCCAAGCGCGAAAGCGTAGATGATACAGGTGTTTCTTATTCTGCTCTGTACAAGATTTCCAGGGTATTGCCCATTATCATTGAGGCTATACATGACATTCATGAAACTCGGAGAGAGTTAATCAAGCGACACGGTGAGCCAGCTGAAAATTCATCGGAAGAATATAAAATTCCCGAAGAAAACCGAGAACAATTAAACGCAGAATATGAAGAAGTTCTTGATACAGAAATAGAGCTCGATTTCATGCCTATAAAACCAAGCGGGCTTGATTTTGTAGATGGTCTTTCTGTGCAAGATTTAATGAGCGTTGGTTTCTTATTAGAGGACTAATATGCTAATTGAGCAGTATGTTGCCCATAATGATGAATTGACATTAGAAAACGAATACGCCCAGGCGTTTAGTCTCAAATCGGCTATGAGTATTGGGCGCATACAGCTATATCTCAAACGTACTGGATCTCCTGGTGGGTATTTACAAGTATCTATTTATGATGATGACGGCGGCCCGAATGCCGCCATTAGTAACGGCACATCAGATCCAGTTTTAATATCTAATATTGATACTGATTATGCGTGGGTGGATTTTTCATTTGATATGAGCAATCGCCCTTTTCTCAGCGCAGATACAACTTATTATATCGTATTAACGCCTAGCGCTGGTTACACGCAAGACGCGAGTAATGATATTTCTGTCAGCGCGGATCAGACTGATCCATATTATACATATGGTTCGGCATATGACAATGATGGTGGATGGGCGACGATTACCACCGAAACAGATATATGTTTTAAATTATATTCATCAAGTCGTAGCACCGTATATGGAGAACTGCATAAAGTTGAAGCCTTATTGCGCCGCATGAGTCAGCGCGGCGCTTTTAACAATGAATCTAATCCCACCGTCGCAGAAATTGTAGACATCATGGACGATACATCTGACATGATAGATGGTTGGCTTGACGGGGCGGGTATTGACACTCCGCTGTCTACAAGTGCCGCAATCAATTTAGTGAACCCATATGCTTTATGGGGTATAGCCATGTCAGCGCACATGGCCCATTCAAATGATGGATTTGCAATCCAAGACGGCGATACACCTGCATCTGCATATCGTAGTCGATTTTATGAATTGCGCGATGCTCTATTAAATAATGAGGGCATTGCAAGGGCCATCGAAGATAGCGAGAGTGCAGATCGCGGACTAGCAGTGCCTAGCGCCGGGCATATAGATACCGATGAGCGCGATGACACTCGTGACGACGATTCGATTATTCAGCCTAAATTCAAAATGAATATGTTTGATCGTACATGAAAGGTATTATAGAATTTCTTAATCGCTTAAAAGAGGCGATATTTAACAGCGACAAGCGCACAAAGCGCAAGCTTATGCGTCAATTAGGCAAACGCCACGTACGCATAATGCGTACTAAAATGCGTGATATTCAATATACCGGAGCGCTTGAAAACTCAGTTGGTTTCTTCGTTGAAGAGCATGGCGATACGGTTTCTACAACTATCGGGCCCAATATTGCCAGCCAGGGACATTCTGAGCAAACTATCCATAATATTTTGCATGGTGGCCCTCCCAGAACAGTATCAATAGATGACTTAAAACCCTGGGCGCAACAAAAATTAGGAGACGCTGAAGCCGCCTATGCCGTCCAGGAATCAATCAAGAAAGTTGGTACGTCTATGTATCAACAAAGAACCCGCGGCACAATGGCATTTCCTTTTGATACTTTAACAATTTATTCATCTGAAAGCCAAAAAGAAGTTGACCGCGTTAGACGCAAATATGGCGAAGTCGTCATTGCTTACGTAGAAAGGGTATAATATGACAGCACAAGATGAAACAATTCTAGACAAGATGGTTGAAATCATAAAAACCCATGCTAATTATGATGATCAAAATGTTTCTAAAAATGATTTTAGTATTTTAAATTCTGGCTTAGACACTGCTGTTATCTTTACAGATGGAACGCTAGAAGAATCTGGGCCAGATAACGCTTATATGGGAGCCTACCGCAACCTCTGGGTTTTTCATGCCCTAATATGGCGCAGATTCACTTATCATGACGAAACCGCAAATAATCTTAGAGAAGACGTGCAAAATGTACGCGATACAATAGACCAATATCATCGTTTAGATAACACTGTTGAAAAGGCTTTTGTAAGCGGCGCTGAAAGAATTACTATGGTAACAGAGCAAGGAACTAAAGTTGGTATGTATAGGCAGTTAAATATTACTGTTGAGCAATTATATACTCCCGACTTTTTGGAGTAGAATATGAAGTGCAGAATTATATATAGCAATAATGTATCTATCCTTCAACAAAAGATCAACGATTTCCTGGACAGCGGCGACATCGTAGTACAAAGAATGAATGAAATTTATGTACCAAACCAGGGGTTGACAATTATTGTTTGGTACGAAGAATAATGCCGGAATTCGAAGGGGGCGTAGTCCTAACGTGGCAATCTTTGTTTGCTGCGATTGGGGCCACCATTGTATTCGTTGTAGCTTTGTTTAAAGTCATTAGCTCTTCTGCCGCTGATAGAGCAAAGGTTATTAAACAAGGTTATGACAGCCTGGAGCGCGTCAATGCCAGAAATGAAAATCTAATTAAGGCATATGATAAAAAGATTCAAGACCTGCGTAGGCGCGTAGACATGATTTACGAACAGAGCTACGAAGAAAGAAAAAAATTGCGCCAGCGTTATGAAGATGAGCTAAATAAATTATATGCTAGGCTCGATAATTTACAAGAAGAATACCGTGAGCAGCTATCAAAGATGCAAGCGGAAAATCAATCGATGATCAAAAAATATGATCAAGAGATAAAAGATCTCAAAGACGAAATATGCGAATTAGAAAATCGTCTATCAAGAGAAAAGCAAAAGCGTCGCAAAGCTGAACAAAGAGCAGAAGAGGCTGAGCAAAGGTTACTAGAAGATGTATAGGCATGTGATTGTTATACCAGCATACAATGAAGAAGAAAGAATAGGCAAATTACTAGACCAAATTAACAAAATTGGTTTGCGCACTATCGTTGTAGTAGATGGAGATGATCGCACGTCTGAAATTGCTCAGCAAAAAGGCGCTATTGTGCTTGAAAGTGACAAAAAGCGTGGCTATGGCAAGGCCATCATCGATGGTCTTAAATATGCTCGCTTAATGCAGTGTGACTACGCTACCGTAATGGACGTAGGAACTTGTGATCCCAGATGGATTTTAAAAGATGTATGCCCAATTACAGACGTTGTAGTGCGACAACGGAACCTAGAGGGTTTCACTAAACGCAAAATATTTAGTCGTTTAGCCGCACTTCTTATGTCTATACTAGTCGGTGAAAGAATACGTGATGCAACATTTGGATACCGAACTTATAATTTGCATACTGTTGATTCAATTTTAGATCGGGTCAAAAGCAATGGACACGCCACTAATTTTGAAATATTAGGATTGATAAAAAAATATGGTATGCGAATTAAATATATGCCAGTTGGATATATAAAAGATGATCAAAGCCAATTAGGAATAAAAGATGTTAAGGAAATGCTATGTTGTGCCGTCCGTCTATTATTGATGTTGTAGCTGATAGCAAGCTACAATATTTCAAGCAATCATTTGAAAGCCTGAAAAAGCAATCAACACAAGATTTTGAACTTGTATTAGTAGCGTCAGACAATGATTGGTTAGTTTATCAATATATTCTTGAACAGGATTATGATTTTGATTTAACATTTATAAAAGAGCCATATCGTCCGCCAGGATGGTTCCCAGCGCGTGCAACGGCAAATAACTTGGGACTACAAGCAGCGCGGGGCGATATTTACATTGGCACACAAGATGATGTGGTATATCCGCCCAATTGGGTAGAAAGTCATATTGGGTGGCAATCACGTTCTGATGGGCCGTGGTTTGTTTATAACCGTATTGAAAACGCCATCAAGCGCGGCACACAAAAACAAGTTGATGAATTTTGGGAACGCATTAGTAATCCCAAAGAGGTGGCTATTACATCACGCTGGCAATATGCCAGTGGGCACGCATTTAGTTTACCTATGGATATCGCCAAGACTCTACACCATCGGGAGGAGTTTAATCACAATTGGGGATTTGAAGATATTGCATGGGCATATGATTGTCACAGAGCAGGATGTAAATTTGCGATTGATACAGATGTAATCGTTAAGCACCTTGATCACGGTGATGATTTATTTTCACGCCGCCAAAAAGGATTAGAGGATTTCTTTGATTGGATTAAACAGCGTAGTATCAATCGTTACAAATTTAAAGAAATATATGGCTTTGATCCGGAATACGGAGTATAAATGAAAGAGCGTTTATCATTGGTATACCCTGGACAATCGAGTGGCAATTATGATGTTGCCGAAGGTTACAAAAATGCCTTGCGTGGATTAGGATATCATACCAATACTGTAAAATTAAATCAATTGATTATTGATTGGACAGAATATCATCGCTTTCGAGGAATAACAAGAGGTGATCCTAATTATCAATATACACAACAAGATATAGTAAAATCAGCCTCTTTAGAAGCAGCAATGCGCGTCATGGAAAACAGTCCGGACTATACCATCATTATAGATGGTAGCTCTATTCATAAAGATTTTTATTTGTGGATGCGCCGTATGCGCATTCCAACTATAGTAATAGGCACAGAAAGTCCATACTTCGATCACATTGTTGCGTGGATTAACAAATTTGCAGATTATATGTTTGTCAATGATAAACATAGTGCAGAAATTATGGGAGTTCCTTATTTGCCTGTTGGGTATGATGAGGAAGTCCACCACCCTATGTCAGTAGCAGATACTTACCAATCTGACGTGGTATTTGTAGGCAATGGATACCCAGAACGCATACAAATACTTTCACAAGTAGATTGGACTGATATAGATTTTAAATTGTTCGGTAAGTATCCCATTGATTACGGACATCCGCTTGCGCCATATTATAAAGAGACTGTGATTCCCAACCGTATCGCAGCTCTCTACTATGCCGGTAGCAAGATTGTGATCAACCTTAATCGTATATCTCAGGATTTCGAGGGCAAACATAAAATAACTGAAGCGGTTTCTTTATCAGCACGCCCATATGAGGCTGCTGCTTGTGGCACTTTAGTTATTTCAGAGTATCGTCCTGGTATTTATGAATTATTCGGGAAGAACGCTGTGACATTTGAGTCCGGCGCGGAGCTTGATTCTTTAATTCATTATTATCTTGAGCATGACGATGAGCGACGGGAAATAGCGAAAAAACAACATTCGGCTGTCCAGAAGCATTCTTACACAGAACGCGCCAAAGCGTTCTTGTGTAAGGTTGGCATCAGACAGAAAAACACTTAAAATTATAGATAATGGTCAAGTTTTTATGACTGATGTAAGGAGACACTAATGGCAACATTCAAAACTGGTATTCAGGGTGCGCTGTATATAGATGGCTCATTGATTGATTTTGTTCAAGAGCTCAGCGTGTCTATTGATAGAGACACAGCCGAAGAGTCGATCATGGGCCAAGAGTATAAAATTGCTCGCGTGGGCCCTTATGGTGGAGAGTTTTCTGGATCGGCGCTAGTTGATACAGAAACAAAAGTATTGCTTGATGAGGTATTATCCGTTTCTACTACAACAAGTGTTATTTCCATCTACCCAGACCGTACTGATGTTACAACAGGATGGTACTTTGATGGACAAATGCAATCCTGGGAAGCATCGGGCGCAGCAGGCGATATGTGGGCCGCCGATTTTGGTGGAATTATCGCTGGCGAGCTGCAAACACTAGGTTTCGGCGCATAATAATTTAAAATCAACCTTTTTTAACTATATCTGAAGAAAGGAACTAATAAATGAAAAATTTACCAATCTCTAATCGCAAATCGGACGACTGCGTTGTATCATTTGGCGAAGAAGAATATAAATATCATGAAGGAGAAGAGGTTAATTTTATTTGCTACTTACCCTTCTCCGATTTAACCGCCCTCATTGAATATGAGGAAATGGCAGACCAGGAAGATAATGAACGTGAGGTCATGAAGTTTATTCGTGACCATTTAAGCCATTCTTTGGAATCTGCTATTGAGAGCTGGACGTGGACAAATCCGCGTACTGGCGAAGTAGTTGGCAAGCCTGTTGGCAATGGTAAAGTCTATAAACCAACAGCTGAAGATATTTGTAATTTTTCTATTGACGAGATTTCATATCTTGTGCAGGCATGGTTTGAGGAAGCCTCTGGCGGAACAGAAAACCCAAACCCTCAGTAAGCCTCGTCCGAACTATTATCAATGATGAGGGAGCAGTTCCAATATCGGCTATCATCTTGAGTCTTGTTGAATTGCTCCATTGCAGACCATCCGAGCTAGCTGACGAGGATGGCCTGTTGTTATTAAAGCTACTGCGCATCAGGCGATGGCGAGATTTGGCACAAGAATACAACCGCGATATTAAAAATGTTGATCCGGTTGATCGCCAGCGAATACTGTTTGCATTAAGCGGTGACGACGAGGCCCTAGATATTGATTCAGATCAGCTAACTAGTGAGAGATTACATAATCTTGCTAAAAAGTCTCAACCCAAATCCGGACAAAGCGAAAAAGAGAAAATGATAAAATTCATGCAAACTATTAGCGGCAATAAAAATAACAAGGAAAGTTAATGGCCGATAGAACAGGGCGCATTCATTTTAAATTTTCAAGCAACTCCAAGATAATTTCTAATGAGATTGATAATCTCAAACAGAAATTATCTGAAATAGGCGTAACTCAAACTGTAATTGGTGCCAGGACAGAAGGTACAAGCGATAAATTCTCTGGCTTTACAGTTAGTTTGCGCAACACCAGCACCACGGCTGAACAAACAGCGGCGGCTTATGAAATAGTTTCACAAGCCATGAAGCGCCTAAACACCCAGGCTACTGTTAATATTCGTCGCAATGAAACTGGTACTAAAACCATTACAGTCAACGCCGCCAAACATCAAAACCTGGCCGCGAATATTAAAAGCGCTGCAAAATCTAGCGGCACTTTTTCTAACCTACTCAAAATCCAATCTAACGCAACTCGCGGCTTAATCTCTGCTACTGCTAAAGCCGGTAAAACTCTAGTTAGCGCCTTTGGTAAACAGGTCATTGGAGTTATTAAGAGAACCACCAGCGGAATTAAAAGTTTAGTTGGCGCTGTTACACGTATTCCTACTGCTCCATTGCGTGCTTTTTTCAATACATTTGCCAATAGTAACATCATGTCAATTATTGCTGGCATGATAGGTTATCATGGCATACGTAGTATTGGGCGCAGTATTAAGAATCTGGGACAACAAACTGGGGCAATTCAGTCTGTACGTGTAACCTTCGCAAACTTTGTGCAACAAGCAACGGCGCATATCAGCGGCTTCAACGAAAGCGCTGATACGATGATTAAAAAGATGCAGCAAATAACCAATGGCGCGCTTGATACTACATCAATGTTAAAGAACGCGAACCTCGCCTTCTCTCTGATTGGTGATCAAGCGGGTACTCATATGCCCAAGATGCTGCAAATAGCCCAGGCTTCGGCTCTAGCCACCGGCCAAGAATTTGATTACATGTTCCAATCTCTTGTCAAGGCGGCAGGTCGCCTTAGCACGCGCTGGGCAGATAACTTAGGTATTACCTTATCTACTACTGAAGCCTATCAGAGATACGCGCAAGAAATTAACACAACCGCGGACGCCTTAACCCACCAGCAACGGGTTACAGCTATGTTGAATGAGCTAATGCGCAAGGGCGAAGATGTTATCCTCAAGGTTGGAGATGCGCAACTATTCCTGAAAACCCAAACACAAGCCTTAGGATCATCCTTCAAAGATATGCGCGATGAAGTTATCTCAGATGTGGCTCCATTATTTACAGTGATTATTGGGTATATTAACGATTTCATAAATAATGCCAAGCCCAAAATTTTAAATTGGGTTCAAGGGTTCATGGACGCCTTTGCCCAAATGCCAAGTGCCGTTGATCGTGCGGCAAAAGAAATGGCTGGTATGTCGCCCCTATTTGTACAACAGGCTATGCAGCCAATTAAACAGGGCAGTGAAATGATGGGCTATCATGCAGCAGAATGGGCCGTTAATGCCGCCTCATGGGGCGCTAATGTAATGGCGCAATTCGCCTCTGGTATGATTCAGGGCTTCGCGGCTGCCGTAGTTGCTGCAATGAACATGATATCCTCGGTACTCGCCCATTGGCTTTCTCCCGGATCTCCGCCTAGGGTCGCACCTATGCTGGATGTATGGGGTGAAGAGGCTATGGGAGAATGGGTACAAGGAATGCTCAATTACCCTATTGAAAAAGAGCTTCCTAAAATTGCAGGAGATCTCAAAAAGGTTTTAGAGGGCGGAGTCAAAGACGCCCTGTTCCAATCAGCCATCGATTCGCTAGCCGGATGGACAAAAGGCATGTCTCAATTAGACATGGAGTTCATCCTGGACAGCCTGGATCGGGCGCTTAATAAAGCCAAAGAATTAAATAAAGTACTTACAAAATCTTACAAAGAACAACGTACTGAACTATTCAAATTGCAAGTACTTAACAAAGATCCCGCCGGTGTGCGCGCTCAGTTAAATAAAGTCAAGGCAACCAAGAAGTCCTTAAAGGCTAATGAGGCTGAAATTAACACCCTTGAAGCGCGCAAGAAAATCGTGCGAGATCAATTAGATCTAATGCGTCTATTATTGCGAGCAATGGATGATATGGCTAAAAAGTCCGGTGGCGCAGGGCGCAAAGGACGATCTGGCGGCGCTGGTGATTTAATGCAATCTATGCCAGAGTTCAATGTGGCTACGCCGCTAGCCGGCACATCAGATCTAGCGAAACGAATTGCTGGTATCAAAGAAACACTAAGCGGAATCTTCGAGGATCCGCTTGAACAAATACAAACATCCTGGAACGATGCTTTTGGCGAAGGTAGTGATTTTCAAACTTCATTAAGTACGTTGCAGGGACAATTTGCAGCCGTAGAAGAAGCGGGTGGCCTGGGCTCCGTTATTGAAAATTGGATACGCGCCAGTGACGCGGGCAATACGCTATGGGTCACCGGAGAAAATATCCTTGATAGCGTTACAAGTTTGATCGACGGCGTGCAAGAATCTGGCGGGCTCAGGAGCTTCGCTGAAGATTTATTAGGATCTAGCGAAAATGGCAAAAAGTTCTTAGGAATTATTGAATCTGTAAGCGAATTCTTCCAGGGCGGCGGATTTATGGATGCCGTCGGGGAAGTCGGTAGTTATTTTGAAGACGTGTTGGCACCAGCGATTGAGATTGTCAAGCCGCCGCTAATTGAATTATGGGATACTTTTAAAGAGGCGGCTGGCGATATTAACTGGGGACAAAAACTTAAAGCCCTAGCTACTGTTTTAGGTTCTATATTCATTACTGCAATTGCTGTTGCAACGGGTGTACTTAATGGATTAGTTAAAGCCTTTAGATGGATTATTGTCACTCAGAAGAAGTTTCATGACGGCTTAGTCTCAATGGGAGATGGCTTTAAAGAAATTTGGAATGGCATTAAAAATCTAAAAATTAAACAAATATTTAATGGTATCGGCAAAGTCATTATGGGATTTATTGATTCTGTTATTGCGTGGTTCGCGGGCCCATTTGCGGCTATTGGCTCGCTTATCTGGGGTATTATCACGGGTATCATAGGTTATTTCAAAGAGCTCTACGACAAAATAGTGGGCCATAGCATTATCCCGGATCTTATTGAGAAAATGAAAGATTTGTGGAATAGCGGAGTACAATTTATCCTTGATTTGGCGCAACATTTAAAAAATCAAGTAATAGTGCGCTTCCGCATATTAAAAAGCAAATTGAGATTATTATGGTACAACATAAAAACAAAAGCCGTAGAAGTTTGGGAGAACTTAAAAAATAGCATAATTACGAAAGTTCTTACTATCAAAGAGCAGGTTCAAGAAAAAATCAATGCTATTAAAATTTGGCTTGAAGAGCAAATTGATAAATGGAAGCAGGTCGGTAAAGACCTGATCCAGGGCTTGAAAGATGGCATTAAAGCCGAACTTGAAAATATTGCCGAAGCGATTGTAGGGCCAGTGTTAAATGCTATTGAGCAATTAAAACAATTGACTAGCACTCACTCGCCGTCCAGGGTTATGATGGATATTGGCAGTGATATTATGCAAGGTCTTGTTTTGGGCATGGAAAAATTTGCCAGTGTGCCTACAGATATTATAGGCGATACGGCTGGCTTTGCAGCCATGTCACCGGCAATGGCATCTGGTAGAGCCACGCCTGCTACTAGCGCAGTTACACATAACGTATATGTAAGCGGCCCAATTGTAGAAAGAGTAGTAGTACCAAATCGTCAAGCAAGTCGTCAATTTGCAAAAGACATCGCTACCGAAATTAGCGATATGACAAATGTTAGAAGGAGATAGATATGGCTGACATTATCAAAATTACAGATGGTACAAATGAATTGCATCTCAATGCTTCTGATTTTTCTATGATTGCCGATGGCGCTAGTTTCGGTATCGCAGAACATAACAACCAATATCATAATAGCCCGTGGCAAGAAGGCAAATATCTCGTTAGATCAAAAATGAATAATCGACAATGGGAATTTTCAGTAGCGTCTGAGGCCGGAAGTGATTCAGACGTGGCTAAACTGCTTAATGAATTAAGTCGATTTTCATATTCGGCTAGACGTTATTATCAACAGGATGATGTTGATAAGGTTAAACTTTATATTAAATTAGATGGTATAAATAATCCTACCTATTATGATATAGTTGATATTTCATATGATGGTATATCGATATTTAATTGGTTTAATCGTAGCACGCAGGATTTAATTTTTGATGATGGTTTACAAATTGTTATTGAGACTGAACCCATTGGATATGGAGAAGAAATTACTTTATGTAATGAATTAGGTACTCCACATTTTGAAAAGGACAGTAACGATAATGGTTTAGCAGACCAATGGAGCAAGATAGGTGCACCGACAACATCAATTGATACTACAAATTATATTTGCGGCAGTCAAAGCCAAAAGGTAGAATTTGATGCGTCTTCTAAAGAGGGCATTCAAAGTGATGCTGTGGATGTAGATGGTGGAAAAAGTATTGTAGGATATGCCTGGGTTTATTCACAAAGCTCTGACGAAATAACAGCTGAAATCGAAGAATATGATGGCTCGACATGGACTTCAGTTAGCACATCTACATACAGCAGCGCTAGCGAAACAAAAACTGGCAATAACGGCAATACATGGAAAAGAATTGAAATAAGCAGCAATATATCAGCAAGTTCAACCCAAGTTCGTTTCAGCGTATATAGAGATAGTGGCGACGCTAGTGAATCTTCTGGCTTTTTTGTTGATCAGTCTTATTTACAAGTTGGGGTATCAAAAATACCAACCGGATGGGTCAGCTCTAAACATTTATATAGCTATGAAGAACCAAACACCGAGGGTACTGTTACATATCTCGATATACAAGATTTAGCGGGTGATTATCCGGTATATCCAGATATATATATTAAGGGTATCACCGATTTAAGACGTTTATTCTTGGCAGCCAGCTCAAGAAAAAACATCGCTAAGAATACATTTTATTTTGAATCACCAAGTCTTAGTGGTGGTTCAGGAACAGAAGTATCAGACTCAAGCAGAAGCAACAATTTCTATAAAACTGTTGATGTATCCGGAGAAACGGAATTCTCATATTATTTCAATGTTGGTAATAATCTAGAGGGGCCAATATTGCCTTTAATATGTTTCAAAACTTCTACCAGCGCTGATGTAAATCTTATCACTTGGTCAATTTATAATGAATTTAACTTTTCAGATTCTAAAGAATACTTTAATGGTTATGAAACCATTGATTATGAATCACCAGATTATGATATTACAGATTTAGCAACAAATGAATGGCGCATTACACCCTTGCCGCCTATACATGTATCTAATCAACAAGATAGCAGCTGGTTCGAAGACGCAGGTAGTGGCACAGATGTAACGCCTCGCGCTGGAATGTCGGCTAAATACAGCGGTGCGTCTGGAACACATACTTTTAATCTTGATTTTATAACATACTGGCAAATAGACAATGGATATTTAATTTGTCAGCCAGAGGCTTTCAACTTCAGCACATATTATGGTATTTTAAAAATCCCTAGCGACAAAGATGATATGATTGAGTATCGGCTAGATGATGACGATGATTCCTTAGTGGGATTTGTACGCCAAGAGGCCGGTGCCCGTATTAAAATCGTACCTAGCAGATTTAATAGAATCTTTGCCATGCATGAAATATATAAAGATACAATATATGATCATCAACACGCATGTACTAAAATGGGTGAATTCGAAATTACATATCGCCCCCGCACAGATTTGATATTAGGAGATTATGACAACCAAGCTGAAATGGTGTTGTTCTAATGTTAAGCTCTTATATTTACACCAATGATTTAAATGATCCCAAGATTATACGCAATATAACATATCGTACTAGCGATATGAACTTCATTTGGGAATTAAATGGTGGCGGACAAAGTGTCGAAATTAACTTTGGCGTCCATTATGATGACGCCTACCGATTTTATAAAGAGCATTTAGGGAAAAGATTAATTGTGGTAGATCAATATCTAGACATACCTGTGATGGATGGCTTCATTGCCGATATGTCAATAACGCCATCAGGAGTAAATGTCATTGCAAGGTGCGCCTGGTTCCGGCACTCTGATAAAAAATATGCCTTTGACACAACAATCCTAGATCAGCATCAAGGCAATCTATCATATGGTACTAACAACTTTACCGATGATGGACAAGATTTCTCTGAGTGGGAAACAACAAGTGGCGATGCTGTTTATGAGATAGAAATTACCAACGATGACGATTCAATTACCTGGGGCTTTGCTGGAGCTAGCTCTAACAGTGGGCAGACAATTGCCGTTTATCAGGATTATGCGCTGACCACGGCTGGATTTAATGGTGCAGATCCTACTGATAAAACACCATCAGTTTATGAAATAACAAAATGTTATGATCATAAAACTACTACCGAAATTGTAAAAGAAGCACTAGGGGAAGTAGATTTTATAAGCGATAACCAAAATAATATAGATGAAACTAACACTGTTATTGGATTCTGGGAGCCGGATATAGAACAGGGCGGCATGTATCCTTCTGAACTAATTGATAAATTGACTTCTATGTCAGATTCACAAAATAGGCAATGGAATTATTACGTAGTCAATGGACGCCTAGACGGTGTTAAGCCAACTTTACCTATACCTTACTTCAAGCCACAAACCACAGATAGCCGAGCAGATTGGATCATTAAAAAATGGATGACAAAATCATCTTCGGCAACACGCAATATCAACGAATTGCGCAATAATGTAAGAATTATATACCGTAACATGGCAGATAGCAATTACTTAACTATCACGGACGCTGCTGAAAATACCGATAGTCAATCAACTTATTGGGAGCGCGAAGCCATTATTAGTGGTGGCGATTCAGTGCCCGATGTTGCCAATACTTACCGTGATATGTATCTTGGTAAATATTCGCAGCCTCAGATGGGACGCCCAATTGAAATATCTTCTCCCTATATCTATAACGATGCACTACAAAAGCAGCCTTTATGGTTTCCAATTAAATATGGAAAATCATATTTCACCTTTGACCTATTTGCATCTATTACTGATTTAACAAGCCGTATAGACGGCATTAAAAGCGGTCAGGCAACTACTATGGAATATAGTGTAGGAGATAATAACTTACGGCTTGTTTTGGATACTCAAGACAATCGATTGGACGCATTATTATCACGCATCGACGCATTTAGATAGAGGCTAAATATGTATAACCGAAATGCCAAGCCAGATATAGAACAATTAAAACCATATCTATCAACTCCCGAATCCGCTACGCGGCGCGATACTACCAACCCAAACAACCAAAGTTTTTTGGTTTTATCTGTTGACCAAAGCGTCTTGCCGAATGCGCGTAAATTTACTCCTAGTACCGGAATTGACATTTCTGATGGTGGCGCAGGCGCTTCTTATACAATTTCTGTCGATGAAAGCGATTTAAGCCATGATAATTTCAGCGGTATAGGCGAAGATAACCACCATGCAGCATTTATAGGAATAAAAGACAATGCTGGCACAGTGGTTTCTCCCGCTGCTGATAATCGTATACAAATTACTGATGATGGCGTAATTAACGCTGATGCCAATAGCAATACACTAGAATTATCTATCTCTCAAGAGCAGATTGATCACGGCTCCATTTCGGGATTAAGCGACGACGATCATCCACAATATGCCGCCTTAGCCCAGAGCGAAACGATCACAGCGGCTCTTTGGGAGTTCCAGAATGACATAAGTGTCGGTGGTGACGTGAGCATCATCGGCAACCTCACCGTTTTGGGCACTGAGTTTATTGCCGATACGGAAACAGTACGGCTTGCCGACAACCTCGCCATCATCAACAGTGGCGAGATTGGCGCGGGTATTACGGCTGGTTTTGCCGGGTGGGAGGCTGACCGTGGCAAGCTCACAAATTATAAGTGGGGCTTCGACGAAGCTCGCGATTTGTGGGTGATTGGCGAATCGGGCACAACCTTGCAGGCCGTCGCAACGCGAGAAGACAGTCCCGTTGATACCGGCATTCCGTGGTGGAGCGCTACCAATAGTAGGCTTGAAACCACAACGGGCCTGACATGGGACGGTTCCGCACTAAGTGTGCCTGGAGCCGCCTTACTCGAAAACTATCTCCAAATTGGCGACCAGACCGCCGGTGATAAGCAGTTGATCTTTGACGATGGTTCAAACCACGTATTCATGTGGGACAACAGTGAAAGTCGCTATGACCTGGACGGTGACCTGAACGTGAATGGCACTGTTCGCGCAACAGACTTAACGGCCTCGCGCCTGCTGGCGACTAACGCATCGAAGGAACTTGCTTCGGTTAGCAATTTGACCAGCTGGATTGCTACTGGCAACGGAGTGTCTGTATCTGATGATGGGGATGGCAGCGTAACACTGAGTGCCCGTCTGGATACGGGCCTGGTGTTTAATAGTGGGTTAATCGCACTGGATTGGTCTGGCACACCGACTACGATTCAGCCAGATGACAGTGCAGCCGGTGGGTCATCGTCTTACGCAGCACGGATAGATCATCAGCACGCCATCGCAACAGCAGCACCCACAACGCTCAACCCCGATCAATCCAACGCCGAAGGGAGCGCTACGTCGTTTGCGCGCAGTGACCACATCCACAATATCCCGGCGGCAACCGCAGTTACGCTAGATGTGTCAAGCGCTAACGCCGAGGGCAACTCAACTTCGTTCGCAAGGGCTAATCACGAGCACGCCATTGCGACCAGCAGCAATCCAGGCGGCAACGCCAGTATTCTAGCGAGTACTTCCGCTGGTGGATTGACACTGGAGTCACTGGCGTTGAACGGCTCGCTAAGCATCAGTGATGGTGACCTGACCGTGACCGACGGTGGAACAGTCGTATTCAAGGTCGATGAGTCCCAGAACAACGTCGGCATCATGACCAACTCACCAGACCCGCAGTTTGCCCTTGACGTAAACGGCCCGATTCGTGGCGAGTACTTGATTGGGCCGCACGCCCTTCAATTCTCGGATGCCGTGGCTATCTGGCACTTTGACGGGGCCTTCCCGTTTGCGACAGACTACACGGTTGACACAACCGGACACCTGGGACAAGTACCCTCAACGCAATCAGGCGGCGTCATCGGGCGGCCAGGGAAGTTTGGCAAGGCGGTGCAGATTGCCGAGGCGTCCACGAATTTGCTGGAGAATCCCAGCGTTGAAATTGATACTTCAAACTATTTACCATACGGCAGTAATACCGTGGCGCAGTCCGATGATCATGCATATGTCGGTGATTATTCCATGCTGGTCACATACCAAGATAATGACAACCTCTTCTATAACACTACCATTTCATGGACAGCCGCCGATTACATTCTGAGTTGTTGGGTCTGGGTGCCCGACGATTTTGACGGCACCACTTTGTATCTACGAGATACTGGGCTAGCCGGAGTATCCCAATCGTATCTAAAAAAGTGGGACACCGGCGACCCAACTGGTGAGTGGGTGCAATTGGTGACACAGATGACGCCCGACGCGGGTGACTTAACCGGTGGCTGGCGGCTGGTCACTTCGGGTGCATCTGCTGGCAAATATATCTACGTTGATGCAATGATGGTAGTACAATCATCATATCCCGTACCATACCTGGATGGCTCGCTGGGCGATGGGCACTCCTGGAGCGGCACGGCGCACGCGAGCACGAGTAGTCGCTCCGAAGGCGAACTTATATATAGCAATATAATGCCGCGCAGTGCGTTTACTGTCGGCTGTTGGTTCAAAACAACCTTAGGCGAGAATGATACATCAACCACAAAATCATGTCGCGTCTTACAAATTGGTTCATACAACAACAATCCATCCATTTCTATAATGAAGTGGCACTCACAATCTGTTATCAAGGGGTGTGTGAACACCGGTGCAACATGGACAATACAGGCGTCAGTGAATACAAACTATGAAGCTATGGAATGGGTATTTGTAGCATTCACTTGGGATGGGACAGCATTCACGATTTATGGCGGTTGTCCATCCCAGGGTACATGGGACAGCGAAAGTGCCACCGGCGCAGATTTTGGGGCGGGCGCAGATTTGCGACTGGAGATAGCAGATGGTGCTTCAAATGTTTGGGTAGATGATTTATTTATTCTTGATCGTGCTCTTACTGCCGACGAAGTGCGTGCCGTTTACGAGTCCAATGCACCGGTTTTTGCGGAAACGTCAATCCAAGTCTGGCGCTCGCCGACTCAAGTCCCGATTTGGGTTGATGAGGAAGGACTATGGGCTATCGACGAGAACGGTAATGAGTCTTTGGGCTGGAGTGCCGTAGCAGGTAAATCCTGGGGCGGCCAGCCCCTGGACGCGGGTGACTTCTTGCTTGGGCAAGGCTCAGAATACATATTGTGGGACGCCAGTGAAGCGTCACTCACTATCGCTGGCGACGGCTCTGGTGTCACAAATATCGATGGCGGCAACATCCAGGCCGGTACAGTTGACGCTACCAAGTTTTCTGTGGGGATGCAGGACAATTTCTTCTCTGCTAACGACGGCCTGCTGTTGCT